AATTGTTTAACCCGCTACAAGGCAACTCATTCCGTTTGGTTGCAAAGCGTGGTGCAAATGGACAGATCAACTACGATTCATCCGAAGTTATTAACGAAGTAACTTCTATCTATGATTCTGTTGAAGCTGCCCTTGAAGATATCAAATCAAATTCTCACAAGCTTTCAGATTTACTAAAACCTGAATCGTTTATGACATATGAACAACTTCAAGATAAAATGCGCTGGGTAACATTCAGTGATGTTGAACAAGTTACCGCCCAGGCAGTTCAACAACCATTGACTGCTGAAGCTGCTACTCCTGCTCCGCAAGTTGCTGAGGTACAACCTGCACCATCTGCGGTTCAACCACAAGTAGCACAGGTTGCTCAACCTGCACCTCAACCTGCCCCGGCACCTGCTGCAAGCAATTCGTTAGATGATCTACTAAATGGGCTAGTATAAGGGGTTCTCCCTTATACTTTTTTAGGAGATCACTATGATTCTAATTGATTTCAGTTCAATTATTCATAGGATGATTCATACTTCCGTCGCCAATGTTAAACCAACAAAGGTTGACGGAAAGTATATCACTAATGATTTTATTGGGCTTACGAAATATTACATTTTTCAAGAATTGTTTAATATTAAACAAGAACACGGACCTAACTTTGGTGATATTGTTATCTGTTTAGATAAATCATCTGGTGGTTATTGGCGTAAGGATGTTTACCCTGGTTACAAAGCAAGTCGCAAAAAAGGACGTGAAGAATCTGAAATTGATTTTGGTGAAGTGTTCTCTGAAATTGATGGTCTGATTGAGCAGATCAAAACAAATCTTCCTTGGAAAGTAATTGAAGTACCTAAGGCAGAAGCCGACGATATTATGTTGGTTCTCGCAAGAGAATATAACAAATACGAGAAAGTACTCATTCATTCTCCAGATAAAGATATGATTCAGGCTCAACGTGATAATGATACAGTTTTTCAATACAGTTCATTAACCAAGAAATGGCTTGTACCAGAAAATAAACATGATCACATGGACCATTGGATTATGGAACACGTATGTTTAGGTGATGCTTCTGATGAAGTGCCTAAGGTTGTAGATCATACTGAATTCACAGATGAGTTTATCAACTACCTAAAAGATAATGGCCATGATCTACCTACACCAATGGATTTCAAAGCAAGTTCTATTGATTCAGACATTAAAGTTAAGCTTATCGAAGATTTCGATGTGTACAAAACTAACCGCAAAGGTGAATCACTAGGAATTAAAAATATCTACAAAGATATTCGTTTTGGGCCGACTACTTTGGTTAAGGCAGTTGCTAAACATGGTTCATTGGACGCTTGGTTGGATTCACATCCACTATATCGTTCTCATTATGAACGTAACTATAAATTGGTTATGGAAGAAGGTATTCCAAGTAATATTTGGAATGAAATCATTGTCCAATTTAAAGAATCTGCTACTACTTATAACCACTTAGCATTTGAACAATATCTAAAAGAAAATAAATTGAATTCTATCCTTATGGATTTACCGTCAATTTTCAAAATAACAGGAGAGCTCACCGCTGAGGATTTCGGTTGGTGATAATCCAAAAAGTTTAATTACTAATATGATATAATAAAGTTTTACTGGGTTCTTTAAAAACCCAGGTTTTAAATAGAGGATGGATATGCTGAATAGAATCGATGTAAAATATTTCAAATTAGCCGTTGGTATGGACAGAATAGGGAAAGAAACAGATGTTGATATTGCTGCCCGTTGTCCTATTTGTGGAGATTCTCGTACTCATAAAAACAAAAAGAGATTGCATCTATACACCAAAGGAACAGTAACAAATGTTTCTTGTTTTAACGGAGACTGTGCTTGTCATAACAAAACAGTTTACAGTTTTCTAAAAGATTTCTACCCAGCTTTACTTGGCCAATACAAGCGTGAAAACTTCGGTAATACGATGGAAAAACTAGCTAAAGGCGAAGCAGAAGATGTATTCAGTTCATTCAAAAAGCAAGAACCAGTAAAAGAAAAAGAGGTTCTGGTACACGACCTAACACCATATCTTAAGCCTATTGATGACTCGCCGGAGGCCCTTCAGTATTTGGAGGGACGTGGCCTACCCTATAAAGAACATAGGTTTGGCAAGTGGTACTACGGTTATCAAGATCTAAAGATTGGTGAAACGCTGTACCGCATTACTAATTCAATCGTCATTCCACTGTATTACAATAATGAAATGTATGGTTTCTATTCTCGTAATATTTATGACAAACAATTTTATACATATATGCATGAGGCAAATATTGGTTATAAAATTTGGAATTGGTTTAATATTAATAAGGATGAACCTGTCTTTATTTATGAAGGTATCTTTGATGCTATTGCTGGTGGCTTACCTAATAGTATTGCTCTTATGGGAGCAAAGATTCCTGATGAACGTCTAAAAGAACTTAAACACCCTGTATTTGTTTTAGATAATGATAAGACTGGGATGATGAATAGTATTACATATGCTAACATGGGATGCCAAGTTTTTGTTCAACCAAATGGTTACGCTAAAGATATGAATGAAAATCTACAAAATGGAGTTGATACCACTAAGCTAATTCTTGACAATCTGTATAGTGGCATCGGTGCTGTTGTTAGAATTAAGGCCAAACTTTAAATAAAAATAGTTTATAATAGTCTGACAATACAAGGAAAGGATAGATATGTTTTTAAAAACCAACGATCGACTAATTAATCTTAAGAATGTTTCAAACATCAATATTCTTAATGATTCTTACAAAAACAAATACCGTATTATTTTCAATATGTGCTATAATATTGAGATTAAAAATAATGGTAATTCAAAATTCATTTCGGATTATGTTTATTGGGATTCTATTGATTATGATGACCTAGCGCACAATATTAACTATCTAAAAAATAATAAGTTTTTTAATGATAATTTTATTAATCAAATAAACGATCAAGGTTTTATTAATGTTAATGAGATTAGTTCGGTTAAATTTTCTGAGAAAAAACACAGAGTAATTTTTAACCTAAGCCACCCAGTTACTTTTACAGATTTTGATAGAAACGAAAAATTAACATCAGAATTTGTATATGTAAATTGCAATGATTTTAAACAATATAATGAATATGTGCAATATATTCAAAAGTACATCGAAATTGGAGAATAAGAATGGAAGTAAGAACTTCACAAGAAGCACGTCAAAATATCGAAGAGTTTACAAAACGTTTCATCGAACTTCAGAAACAAAAGAAATCGCTTGACGAAGATATTAAAGCACTTAAAGAAGAATACAAAGAAGAAGGTGTTCCTGTTGCTATCGTCGCCAAGGTTATCAATAAGATTAAATCTAACAAGAAAAAATCTGATTCTGAAATCTTTGAAGAAGAAACTATCCAAGAATGGCTCGAGGCAAATGCTGATATTGATAATGAAATCGGTATCCTTGTAGCCAAGTAGGAAAATGTATAAATAATTCTATGAAATATACACCTTATTCATTTAGTAAACTTGCAACTCATAAACATTGTAATCGCAAGTTCAAATACAACTATATTGATAAGGCGCCAAAGGATAAGATGGATATGACTGCTCTGCTAAAAGGCGGAGCAGTCCATTCTATTTTGGAACACTATCCTAATGAAACGAAACATAAATTGGCTCCTAAATATCAACATATAGCTGAAAAGTTTATCGCCACAACTTTAGGCGAGAAATATTTGACACAAGATTCAATTCGTGAATTTAGTTTTGGTTTAACTAAAGAATTAACGCCAACTGAGTATTCTGACAAACAGGCGTTATTTAGAGGATTCGTTGATTTTATTTGTACAATTAATGATGTATTACATTTGGTTGATTGGAAGACTGGGAAGTACAAGGATCCTAAATGGCAAGAATATGATCAACTTATGTTCTATGCAATTTATTTCTTCAAAAGATACCCAACAATTGATACGATAAAGATTTCATATGTGTATGTAGAGCACGAAGGTATGGAAAATGATATTACACTTGAAAGGCAATTTCTTGATAATTATGTTGAACAATTAATTAGTCTTATTCACAACACTGAGAACGATACTGAATTCAAAAAGAATGAAGGGCGCCTCTGCGATTGGTGTGAATTTAAAACACATTGTAATGCTGACTCCTAATGATATTCTCCGTGTATAAATAAAATTATAAATAAATCAAAACAATTGTAATAAAGGAAGATATCTATGGAACCTATCCAAACAAATAACCCTGCGCTTATGGAAGATACTTCGACTCCTAACGCACCTGAAATTGCAACTACTGACGAGAATCTTTCTGTTGATGTAATGTTTCAACAACAAGAGCTGCCATCACTTGGTAGACAAATCTTTTCTGTAGTTCCTATGAACGGCCCAACTGCCGCTCTATTTAATATTCGCAAGAAAGCTGGCGCAAATGATTTTGAATTGGTACGCGCCGAAGTTGAAGTTTACCCAAGCCAATCAATTAACACCGGTGTTTCTCAAGAAGTTATTCAAGACCTTAAATCGCAATACGGTAAAGAAGCTAATCAAGTTATTGGTACTTTATTACGTGGTCTTAGCAACGATCAAGAAAACACAAGAACATTGGAATTCCTTGAAGCAAAATCATTGGCTGTTCCTGATCTCCAATTATCTGATTCACTAAATGCTGAAAACAACATGTTTGAACTCGTACAAAAAGTTCATGAACTAGTTCTTAAAGCTAACTCACAAAACATGAGAAGTTTCGAAGCTTTCTGTGTCATTCCTTACCAACCAGGTGCCGCTATTGCTGCGCTATCTAATTATGTTGGTGGAGAAGATAAAGATGAACGTGGTTTGTTCCTTGCACACGTTGGGCAAACAAAATTCTTTATGAACCCTGATGCTACTTCTACTAAAGCATATGTTGGTATTAAGGATTCTAGTAATCCATCAAAATCAGCTGCAGTATTTTCACCTTACCGCTCAAACGTAACTGAAGCACAAGATCCTGATACTGGTGGATCAAATTACTTTATCTTTAACAGATTTGCTATCACTGCATCTCCGTTACACGTGGCAGGTAATGAAATGCTATTCAAATTTAACGTATTGTTGTAAGAGGATAGTATAGAATGAGTTTTTTAGATGTTCTCAAAGATTCTCGAAAAGTTAAAGAAATTCATTCAGATGCTGAAGCTGTGGTTCGCGAAAGTAAAAGCCGAATCACAGAAGCTGAAAAGAAAAAGCCTGAAGAAATACTACGAGGAGCTGGTTTCAAAATCAAACTGATTACGGCCACATCATTTGGCACACAGATCGATTTCGCAAAACAATATAGCCCCGAAGATATAGAGAAAACATTAACAGATTTTTCAATAAAAATAAAAGGAAAATCGGTTTTCATTGTCGATTAAGTGTGTTATAATTATAAAAAATGAGGAAATAAAATGAATTTTAGGGAATTTATTACAGAAGGTAAATCAAAAGCTGGTAAAGCAGTTAAAGATCTTGCTAAGAAAGTTGATGGCGGTGACGTTCGCCACGTTCAGGTTTTAGCAGGTAAGCTTGAAAACTGGGCCGAAACCGGCAATCCTAGTATGATGGCAGACATTGTCAAATATCTTGCTGCTATGGATACCGAACCACGTGAAATGGTTCTAGATACTATCGAAGCGGCTGATAAATCTATGTTCAAATCTATTATGTTCAAATTGAGCAAAAAGATGAATGAAGAAGAGATCGATGAAAGCTCTTTCGAGGTACAATTCAAACAAGGCATGAAAGGCACTGTTAAGACCAAGAAATTCAAAGACGAAAAGGCTTTTGAAAAATGGTTAGACAAACATGACGGCGATGTTGAGGTTCTTTCTTTTCGTGACCTAAACGAAGAAGCAATGAGTGCTGAAAAGATTCTTAGCGAAGTTACCG